ATCCGTCGAACAAGCTGATGTGCCGCGAGAGGTCGGTCGGGCCATTCGGAGGAAAAGCCGTGCCAAAACTCAGGCCGCCGCTCATCTGGTCGCCGGTCACGTTCACGAAGCGCGCGTCGGCCTGCGCTATCGTGAGGTAGTTGGTGTCGAGATATTGTTTCGGCACCGCTTGCAGGCCGGTCGTGGGATCGCCGCCCAGCATCAAAGGCGTCGCGATGGTGACCGTTCCGCTCGCGCGGTTGATCACCAACGGCCTTGGGTGGAGCGGATTTCCCAGGTCGTCGTAGCGGTCGAGCGAGAAGTTGGTGCCGGTGTTGTTGCCCCCTTCAAAAGCGTTGTCGCCAAACGCGAACGTCCACCGGTTCACCCCGTCCACGAGGCTGGCCATGTAGTTGATCAGGCCGCCGTTCTTTGAGTGATCGAAGTTGATCGCGGGCCACCAGCCCTCGTTCTGCGTGCCGTAGCTTTTGATCAGCAGCGTCGGGTTCGACAGCGTCGTGTTGGTCGCGTCGATGACCAGCATGGGGAGTTCGTTGGTTTCCCCGGCAATCGTCAGCGAGCCAGACCCGGCAATCGTAAGCTGGCCGGTCATGGTATCGCCGTCGGTGTTGACCCATCGCGGGTCGCCGTCAGCGAGGTTGAACTTGTTGATATCGACGTAGTGCTTTGTCGAAGCCTGATAGTCAGCCGTTGGATCGCTCGCCAGCATCAGCGGCGTGCCAATCGTTACGACGCCCGATCTGCGCGTGATCCCCAGCGGGCTAGGGTAGATCACCTGACCGCTGTCATCGAAACGATTGATCAGGAAGTCGGTGCCCCAGTCGCTGCCGACCTCTGGCTGCGTGCCGCCGAATTCCACCGACCAGCGGTTCTTGCCTTGCCGCTGCGACTGGAAGTAGCCCGCCGCCGTGTTGCCCGCGCCCTTGATGTCGGTGGTGGTGTTCCAGACCACGGCTGGCCATTGCGCCGTGGTGAGGTTGAGCGTCGCGCCCTTGTTGGTCGAGGTGCCATCGAGGAACAGCGAGTTGGTGAGCGGGTTGTCTTTCCCCGCCGCGATGGGCAGCACGGGGAACCACGTGTTGTCCCGCCTGCCGTAGGTGTAGGTGTCGAACGGCGGCTCTGGGAAAGCGTTCAGCGCGATCTGGACGTCGACCCACTGCTTGGTCACGGCTTCCATGTCAGCCGTCGGATCGCGGCCCAGCGTGACCGTCAGGCTGTCCGCGACGAAGAGCCCGTCCTTGTTGATCCACGCGGTATCCAGCCCGCCCACCAGGAAGGCGTGCGTGCCGGGTTGGTTGACGTTGTAGTTGAGACGCGCCGCCGAGATCGCGAAGCCGTAGGCCCCGCCCCAGAGATCGATGTAGTTGGTCAGGTTGGTGGAGAGGTTGCCGTTGGCCAGCGTGTTGAGGAACTGGATGCCGCCCGACATGAGCCCGCCCGCCAGCGGCAGGAACGGGTAGCCGGGGTCGCGGTGGTCATCGACATACTTCTTGCCCGCCGCCATGAAGTTCGACGTGGGCACCTGGGCCAGGATCAGCGATCCCTGCATCGTTCCGCCCGCGAGATGCAGTGTGTGATCGTTGAGCCACTGCAACGTATCCTGGACGTTCGTCGTGCTTTGGATCGGCGGGTCGGTCACGACGCCAGACGCGGTGAAATACACGAGGCCCAGCGGCAGGAATATCCACATCGTGCCGTCTGAAATGAACCAGTCACCTCTGACGTATTGCGTGGTGCCGCTCGGCAATGGCGGGATATGCGAGCCGGTCGGCGGCGGGATGCCTTCCTCGATGACGATGACGTAAGCGCCTTTGACCATCGTGGTCGGGTCGGGCAGCGGGCCGTCTGGCAGGCTAAGCTGATACTTGTAGTGCAGGATGTCCTTCGTGCCGTTGGGTGCCAGGTGTAGCTGGCCCATGAAGATCAGGTTGGACGACACCGCCGAGATTTGGTCCTGCAACCACGAGTCAGCGGCGTCGACGTATTTCTTGTTGGTCGCCTCGGCGTCTTCGGTCGGCGGCGTGATGGGCAAGTACAGGCCGCCGGTCAGCGGCTTCGATGGCCCCGCCGTCAGCGGCAAGTAAGGCCCGCCCGCGATGGCGGCGGAATTGTAAAACAGCTTGCGCCCGGTGGCGTCCATCTGCACCGGCACGCCGACCCATAGCTTCATCGGGTCCGCGAGTTCGATCCCAAGTTCGCCCACCTGGAGCCGGTTGTTCGGCGGCGGCGAGTCCACCTTGGTCGTGTAGAGATGCTGCACGTAATCGGAGCGAGGCTGCGCGCGCGGGTCTCCTTTTTTCCGCTTCGGATCGTCTGGAGGGTTGCCGAAGCCGCCGTCCATCATTGGGCTATGATCCCATCGCCAACATGACGCCGCGCGCGTAGGTCCAGACGAGGCCGGTCAGGTTCTCGCTCACGCCCACCGCCAGGGTCTCGTAGCCGCCGGTCCCGACAAGCTGCGCATACCACGCATACTGGCGGCCATAGATCGTGTAATTGAACGGCCCCCAGCCCTCCATCGATCCCAGCGTCTGGTCATAGCTGACCGACACCCGGCTGACCGATTTGGATGACGCGATGCCGGTCGACATACCCGGCACGCCCCCGCCAGCCGCGCCCGCCATCATGTATTGCTGGAGGGTGAGGAAGTGCGCGGTCAGTAATTCCACGCCCATCTGAGTCATCTGACACCAGACGTAGGGGCTCACCATCACCGTCGACATGTCGATGAAAAACTGCACCTGTGGATCGGGGAATTTCGTTACATCCTCGAACGCGGTGAAGTGCAGCCGGAACGTCGGCGGATCGGTGACCGTTGACGTGGGGATGCCGCTCGGGATCGGCGGTGTTCCCTTCGGCAGCGGTCCAGGATTAGAGGTCGTGGTGGTCAGGCTCACCGACGGCCACCCGCCGCGTTGGCCAGCCCGCGCACGCTCATGGGCTTGGCGTCGGGGGTCGTGGTGACGCTGCCCATGGGCTTCTTGGCGATGGCCGGGATGTCCGCGTCTGGCTTCGGCGCGAGCGCGCCAGCGTCCCTGGCGAGGTCCAGGACGCCGCGCACGGCATCTGCCTGCGGGAAGGTCGGGGAGGCTGGCGTGATCCCCGTGTTGACCCCAGAGACGACCGGCGTGGTGGAGGTGCCCTCGGGGGTCGCCGGGGCTGGCGTGTTCGAGACTAAACCGGACATGGGCGACTCCTGGGTTAAGAGGGTGAGGCGGTCAGGAAGTTCACGCGCACCTCGTCGTGCCCAGGCATCGGCTTGTCGACCTGGGGCTGACCGGCGAAGTAGTGCGCGCCCTCCGGGACCATGCCGGAACGCGAGGCCACCTCGATGGTGCCGGGTGGCAGCGGAGGCCGGGGTTGCGTCATCGTCGCCATGGGCAGATCGCGCCGCACCGCCTGTTCGGCGTCCAGCGCGGCCTGGGCGTATCCCAGGCTTCCCGGTTTGGGCGGGGGCTCGACGTAGCCCTCCAGGTGCGCGCGGACATACCAATGCTCGGCGGTTGCCTCGTCCACCTCGAACTCGCCCACGCCATAGTGCAGCAGCCCCGCCTCGGGGCTCGGCAGCAGAAACGATTTCACGACCTTGATGACCGGCATTGATCGTTCTCCTACTTGAACAAACGTGCGCGCACGGCGGCGTCTTTCGACTCCAGCAGTTTGCGTAGCGCGACGGTTCGTTCCGGGTTGCGTGGCAGCGTCGCGATCAGATCGTGCGCCAGCACGGAAAAGCGCGCAGAGATCACTTTCAGTTGATCCGGCAAATGGTCGTAGGCGAAGAACTGAAGGATGGGTTCCCGCTCTACGGTGTCTCGGCTGGTGTCTGACATCGCGTATATCCTCCCTCGAACGCGAGCCTCGGGCTGATGCTCGCGTATTCATCCTCGTAGAGGATCGCGTAGTCGCCAATGGCGGCTCTATCCAGCATCCCTTGCTCGTTGGGCATGAAGGTCACCGTCACGCCGTCGCCGGGATCGACCAGCGCGCAGGATCGCACGCCAGTGCCCTGACCCGTGTGGGTTCTAAACCCAACGATCTGGGCGGCTCGCACGATCTTGTGGCTCTGGTATTTCGGCCAGTCGGACATGGGGTATTCTCCTTTCGGATACGCAATAGGTGCGGAGGCGTGCAGCTTTTGGCTGAGGTAATCTACCGCCGCTAGGATTAAAAAAGCATAGAGTGTATCAGCAAGAACGGTTAAATTCCGTCCCTGTAACCAATCGTTTCCGGGTAAACGATCTCGATCACGCCAAGGCGACCCCAGTAGGTCGTCATGTTGTAGAGCGAGCGCCACTCCAGCGGGGTCCGCTGTAACGGTGTCATCGGGTAACGAATGCGGTCGTAAGCCTTGGTGTAGCAAACCATCCGGGTCGAGTTCGTGGCCCCGGCATTGGTCAACCATTTCAGCGGCTGGATATTCAGAGGCTTGCCGTTCTGGCTGTTGCACAGCGAGTTTTCTTGCAGGTAACGCAACACGCTGATGTTGCCAGCGGTCGAGACTTTCGCCGCCACCAACATGCCGAACTGAACCGGCGGCACGCGAAGCTGGTCTGGCATTTGCGCGTAGCCGGAAGCCGCCCATACCGACGCCAGGAGTTCGTTGACCTGACCCAGGATGTTGTCGGGCGTATTCAGTGCCCATGCACCACCTGACACCGCCGTGGCGTTGACGACGGAGGCGTGGTTGACCAGCCCCTTGGTGTTGACCGCCGCATCGCCCATGTAAACAAGCTGGTCGATGTCCATCTGATGTTTGATACGAATGACGTCGTATTTCATCGTATCGATGGGCCGACCCGCCTGCATCGCGGAGGCCAGTTCGGCCACCGTGTAGGACAGTTCCATACCCCACAGGAACAACGGCTGCGGTGTTTTGCCGATGTCAAGCTGCGCGCCCGTGATGGCGTTCACGTCTTTGCCGATCCAGGAAACGCCTCCGGGAGTGATGCCGCCAGAAGCCGCGAACGATGAGTTCGTGAAGCTGCTGACTTCATCGCCGGTCGTGATGTCTTCGCGCACGTCGACATCGCGGCCCCACGTCACGCTATAGAGCGGATCGTGGATCGTCTGGTCGAGCCGTTCCAGTTCACCGATGTAGAACGCGCCCGTGCTGTCACGGGTCATCGCGTCATAGGTGAACATGTTCGAGCCACCTCTGTGTTCAAACATGCCGTCTGGCATAACAAGTCCTCCGGTTTAAGTGTGTGATTTAGTCACGGTTTAAGTGTGTGATTTAGTAGTTACGTTTCGAGATCGTTACAGGTTATACCCGATCTCGGTGATACCACCCACGGCGTCGGAAGGTCCGTTGAAGAACGCGCCGGGGACTGCGATCACGGTGGCACCGGGAGCGGCACCGGTTACTCCACCAGCGGGATTTCCCGCCGACGGTGTGCCGATGAAGATGCCAACCTGTTGACCCTTCACGACGTTTGGCGAGGCCGCGTTGAGGCGCACCGTCATGTAGCCACGCTTCATCACGTTGGCGATGTTCCCCGGCTGGTTGGTGGTCGTGGGACCGGGCGGGGTAGAGGTGCCCAGGCCGTCGTTCACCGGGTTGTTGAAGCCGCCGCCCTGCGTGGGCCAGGGCCGCACGTAGAAGCCCCAGAACGTGGACGCCGTGTCGCCGGTCGTCGCCGCGCGCACCGTGCTGGTCGCCGCGTCAAGCGACAGCATCACGCCATACGAGGTCGGTGGCGCGGTCGGACTCAGTATCTCACCGACCACGAGCGAGTGCTGGTTACGGTTGGTTGCCCCCTCGTAACCAATACCCATACGAGTATTGAACGCGACCATTGGCCGCCTCCTTTCTGTTCATAGGTGGAATGATGGGACTGGGGAATGATCCGCGCGACGCCCCTGGCGCGCGGGGTCGATGTCAGCCGCGAGCGTCGGCGGCCTTTGGTGACTCGGTCAGCGCATGGTCGGGGTTGCCCGACACCCAGGTGCGCCATGCCTGGACGAAGTTGAGGTCGGAAAAGTCCGCGTAGAGTTTCCGCGTCGCGCCGTTGTTGAACGCGATGTAGTTAAGGAACCAGTGCATGTCGCCGCGCGCTTCGTCTGGAATGAATATCTCGCGCGTCTCGCGCACCGCCCAGCGTGGGGATTTGACATCCCCCGTGTCGGGTGGCGTCCAGTCTGGCAGCGTGCCCAGGATCACCGGATAAATCGGTGAGCCCGCCGGGTCGACCATCCACGCGTAGACCGGATTGTCGAACAGATGGCACCACGCCAGACCCGGCCCGATGCCGTCTTCCTCGTTGGCGTTGTAGACGCACGTGATAAGCAACGATCCCGTTGTCGGCGGGACCGCCTGCAACGGCGAGAAGCCGGTCTCGCCACCCCCGCCAGACGTGGCGATGGCCTGCCTGACGAACGCCGCCGTCGCGATCTCCGTGCCGTTGGCATCGGGCACGGGGGTTGGCGCGGTCGGAGCCCCCAGGAGGTGTGGTGAATTCTGAAGCACACCACCGGCTTCGGTGATGTCCTCCGGGGTCATCACCACATCGCCATCGCGTCCGTTCCACGTGACGACGTTGGTCTGCGCCAGCGTGTCGGTTGTGGTCGCCCGCGCCATTTAGTTCGGCCTGCCGCCTGGAGCCTGCTTGTCCCAGAACGCCGCGTTGCGCTCGTTGATCGACCGAAGCTGCATCGAGGCGTGGTCGCGATAGGCGCGCACATCCATGGTCGGAACCTGGAAGTTCTTGCCCTGCTTGTTGTTGGTCTCGCGCGCCCGGTCGGTGGCGTCGGAGAACAACAGCCGCACCGCGCCGCAGTCGAGCCCGGTGATGGCATCCGCCGTGTAGCGTGCGCCCAACAGCTTCCGGCCCGTGTCGGTGGTCGAGGCCTTCTTGAGCGCGTCGCGCCGCATGTCACACAGCAGCTTGGCGGTCTCGGGCTTCGTGGCCTTGGCGTCGAAGGTGGCGAACTTCATCCCAGGCACGAGCATCTCGGCCCGCGCGCGGGTGTCCTTCACCAGCTTGCCAAGACCCTTGGACACAGCGGCGATATAGGCCGCGTCGCCCATCTTGCTCGGGCCGGTCTTGAGCGCCGGGTCGGCCTCCATGAGGTCGGGCTCGGCTGACGACAGAGCCTGCGCGGTCTGCGCGCCTTCCTCGCCGCCCAGTTCGCCCGCGTCGCCGGTAGCCTTGGCGTCGGGGTCTTCGTCCTTCTTGTCGTCATCGTCGCCGCCCTTGGTCAGCCACGGCGGCAGATCACCGTCCTTCACGCTGTCGAAGAACGAAGTCATCTTCGCATCGAGGGAGTTGACGGTGTCCTCGATCTTGGTCAGGCGGCTGTCGACCGAGTCAGTGGCTTTGCCATGCTCGATGTGCACGTGCACGGCTGACGAATGCTTCTGGTCGCCCTCGTCACCGTCGGGCTCGGCGTGGCCGCCCTCGGCGGCCTTGGCTAGTAACTCTGGAGGGATGTCTTGCTCGGCGTCCTTGACGATCTTGGCCAGCGACGCCTTGTCGCGAGCGAAGAACCCCTCATGAATATAGTCGCGCAAATTGCGGCGCATGGCGGCCTCCTTGGTTTGGGTGGGTCGGATTTAAGTCGTTGCTTTAACGCATCGTCTGACGGTGCGCTTTACCGCGACGGGTAAGAGATATCCCTGAACTGGTCTTCATCGTCGTCGTCACCGTCATCGGCGGTGACCTTC